TGAAATGTCTGGCCAGTCTTTGCCCGTGTCGGGGCCAGCCTCATCCGAGAGTCGGGCAAGAGCCTCGGAGAACTTGTTTGCTCCACGGGATGCGAGACTTGCCGCAGGGACTTTAGTTTCCGCTTCGGGAACAATGTCTGTGTCTGGAACAACCGCCGAATTACCACCCATCAGGCGCTTCAGGGTCGGCGAATTATCAATGAGCCAGTTGAGAGCGTTGTTTGCATCCTTGAATGCGCGCTCAAGGGCATCGGGATCGTCCTTCAACATCTGCAACCAACCCTTGATGTATGGCGCGTGATCTTCGCGGAATGGAGCCTCTATCCCGAGTGCCGCAAGGAGAAGCGCAGAACCAATCTCAGCGACGAGCTCTTCGTAGGCGTACTCGAATCCCGATGGAACCGTGTTGCCATTGAGCCGATCGGTTCGCGAACTGTGACCAGTCCAGTGAACGGTCTCGTGTGCCAGCGTGGAGTACCACAGCAACGGGCTCACGCCCTTGCCGAATGGGGGCATACCAACGCTGTCGGTGCGTGGTGAATAGTTTGGCGGGAGACCAGTGTCAATTTCCGTCCACTTAACACCGACCTCCTTAATGACGTCTTCAACGAGCGCGATTCTTTCGCTCTCAGGAAGTTCGGCAAGTGCTCTTGTTATCTCCTCGGGCGCGCCGTCGACTTGATCGAGGTTGAATACCGTGGCGCTGGCGAACCTCACTTTGGCAATCTTTTTCTCGCCAGTTTCTGAGTCGGTTACATACTTGATAGAAGGTCGGTAGATTACGCGCCCCTTCTCGCCCCGTCGCACTTGGGCGCCAACCTTTGCCCATTGCCCGTATCCAGCCCATTTGCCCGTCTTATATTCATCGCGCGAAGCCGCAGCCATTAGCCAAAAAGCGTTCATGCCGCGATACGGCTTGCCAGTTGTCGGATTTGTTGGCAAAGAATCAGAACGCCAAGACGGCTTCCATGTTGCTGGATCGGCTTGCTCAAGCTCCTTGATCAGTGCCTGCCGTACCGCTTCCCTTACTTCATCGGCCTTGCTCTTAGTAACCGTTTCACCGTCGCCCCTTGACGAAAAGCCCCGCTCATAAATTTCGATCAAGGCATCTTCAAGTTCGCCTTTTCTGCGGTCATCAGCATAATCGGCAGCCTCAAGATCTTCGTCAGATACTGGAGTGCGCATCGCATCGTCGGGGAACGGTATTTCCCGCTCCGCGTCACGACGAGCCATTTCATCTGATGCTTCTCTGTCGCCTCTATCAAGTCTTTCTGCACGCTCATCAGCAAAACGACTCTCCGCATCCGATGCTTCTCTTTCGGCCCTATCAAGCCTGTCCTCGCGACTTTCGCCGCGTGACTCGAGCGCCAGCCTGCTTTGACCCATTGATTCGCGCTCTTCGTCAGTAGGTCGCGTATTGGAGTTAAAGCGGTCAACATCAAGATTGTCATAAAAATCACGTTGCAATTGGTCGTAAAAGCCTTCCTCAAAGGCGATGTACACATCTTCAGCAACACCCTGCGCCTCGGAGTCAGATTCCCAGTCGGCATCTGGCAATAGGTCTCCAACAAGTTCTTGAGGGCTCTCGCCAGCCCTCTCGCCCGACAGCGGGCCAGATTCGCCAGATGAAATGACATAGTCAAGAATTCCGTTCTGGCGGATTTTCTGACGATCTTCATCGGGGAGGTCATACACATCTTCGGCGAGATACCGCCCGATACCGCGAGCATTGTCGGCACCGCGACGGCGCGATTCGGAAATGCGATCCCCGTCAACCCCGCCTCGCTCGGCGCCTCGCGACGCAAGGCCGCCGTCACGCCTTAGCGCTTCGTAGCGTCGAGAGAACTTCTCGACATCAAACCGACCACCATCACGCGCGGGACCGGTCCAATACCCGGATTCTTTGTCAGGTTTCCGATCCTGCGAACTTGGCTTTGCTGGTGGAACAAACGGACGCCCAAACTGCTCGGCATAGGCAGCGCGACGCTGGAATTCGTGAGAAATCTTAAATAGTTCGGTATCAACATCGTTTTTTGCAGTTCCATCTGACTGACGCCTTGCGTTAACGAGCCGATTACCTTCGGCACGAAGATTGGCATCTGTCATCTCCCAGTATTTCGCCAAGCCCTCGTTTGCGGGGCGCCTGTTGGCAAGGAACGAAAGCTCTTCCCGTGTCGTGGGTTCCAAGTCGCCAGATGCGAGCGCATCCTGAATCTCCGCCGGAGTCATCTTGGAGCGGTCGGTGTTCTTTGATCTCCTAGCACGCGGCTTGTCAAGCAACTCATCCGCACTACGACTTTTGCCACCGATGCTAGGGAGATCAAAGTTCAGTTTCTTGATGGGGATATATGGGCGCATGAATGCGCTGCCGTCCTGAACGAAACCGTCGCCATCACCGTCGATCGCGTACGGGTTGAATGTCTGCGCAAGGTCGCGCACCGTGCCAATCGCCTGACCAATGTTGCCCCCAACATTGCCGATCGTGGAGCCAAGTGCCTTTACTGCGTTCTGTAGCGCATCAAGCGCATCGGCCGTCATGATTCCGCTGATCACATACCCACCGCCGTTCTTTACGGAGCGAATTCCGTGATACTCAAGAACTGGCTTGACATATCTGTCGGCCATTGACATAAATGGCTTCGGGATATCAATGAAATGTGCGACTTCAGACTTGCCCCATGCTGTATTCGGTGAGCCGCCGAGCATTTGCCCAACCTCTGGTTGGTCGTCATCGCGATATGCCGCACCAGCATTGGGCAACACGATCATCTGGTTGGGGTTTGGCTTCATCTCAATTTGCGCTTGTATTGGTTGCCTATCGTTACCGACATACGCTTCGGGTTTGCTGAACATGAATGTCTGATAGTTGTCGGGTGTATGCCAACCAACGCGATACATTGATGTCTTCCCATCGCTGGTTGTACGCTTGAAAATTACTGTCGCATCAGTTGCTTCTATGATTTCAATTTTTGATGCCGTTCGCACCTCAAGCTCTGCGCGCAACTTCTCCTTCTTCTCATCGCTCAGGCTGCGGGCGAGCCCCTCGGCGAAAATGTCAAATGGATCATCGTCTTCTTGATAGTTTTGTGCCGTCTCTCGCGGTGCGGCTACAACAATGATTCGCGGGGTATTGCCAGACAGCGGCACGCCAGATGGATCAAGTCCAGCGATCATCGGAATGCCATGACTCTTCTCATCGGCTTTCACGGAAATGGTTCCGGTAAGTTGATTCGCGCCATGGAGAACGGGCGAAACCTCGTAAAGCTCAACTTCTTTCAGAATGTTTGCCTGCAGGTTCTGGTCAAACTCCGCCTCAATGGTTTTGTATCCAATTGACCATTCCTGCTCTTCGCCAAAGAAGGCAACGGTCGCGAATGCCTCCCGACCCTTCTCTGAATTCAGATTAAATTGCACTTTTGCGTAGAGACCACCAATCCCAGCACTCAACATCTTCACAGGAAGACGCTTGTCTCCAGGTGGAACCTCGTACATCTCAATGACCTTGCCGATTGGGTCATTCCAACTATGACCCCAGACGACACGCGGCTTGCGACGAGTCAGGCTTTTGGCAAAGGCACCGCTAATCAGGATGTCGCCGACCGAATCCTTATTCCCAATCCCAGCAACGAAGCACTCAACAATGCCCTGTGCTTGGTCAATACTGACTTGACCCGTGCTTGCTTTGAATTTAATAGCGTCGCTCATCAAAGTCCTTGTTCCGATGGTCAGACAGAAATCATAAAGCACTTATTGGGTGTGCCGTTGCAACTAATTTGAAAATACTTATATGCTTATACTGAATTAATCCCGTTACTCCCAAACGGCCCGCGCGCCCTCGTCGGCTACGCGCCAGCGCTGTTTTCCAAGATGTCGGGCATAAATACCTACTAATTCTGACTTGAATTTTGATGTTCTGGCATCTTCGCCAGAGACATTAAGGGCATCCCCAATTGCCGCGACAATATCTGCTTCAATCTCTGAGTTGATTCGTCGCACACGCGCCATTGCCGTTGCGACTACTGCGTTTGCCGCATCGTGGTCGTAGCCAACGGATTTTATTTCCGCCGCATCCTTTGAAATTGCGGAAAGTACAGGCTTGACGTCCTCGTCCATCTGCCGTGCCCATGTTTCAGCGGCAAAAATTGACTCCACATCAAGAGTTCCCGACATGAGCGACTTGCGGGCCTTATGACTTGCGGCTTTCTCCAGTACAACGCGTTGCTGTCGTTCAAGTACGCGCTCTATTGACCTATCAAGAATTTCAGTCCAGCGCTCCAGGGCTTTTCGGGGGTCGTCTGACTTGGTTTGGATAGCTGTTTCTGCGGACATTTGACCCGCTGCGGGCGGCATCGCTGCGGCCATTGGCGAAGCGGTTGCCTCCGGCACGCCAGGAGCACCAGCGGGATTTGCTCCACCCATTGCCGCGGCGATTGCGCTCGCCATTGAATCTGGGGCACCCGCTGGAGCGGCTTCGGGACCTGCTGGCATACCCGGCATACTCGGCATTTCTGGAGCACCTGGGGCACCTGGGGCACCTGGGGCACCTGGCATGCTTGGTGCGCCCTGTGGGCCGACCATCATTGGCGGGGTTTCCATCTTTTTCTTCGTGTTTGCAACTGGTGTGAGATTTGGGTTCAAGAGCAACGAGTCAGCAAGATCCGCCTCAACCTCTTTGCGCCCACTACCAAGTCGGTATTCATTCAAACTAATCAGGCCACGCGAAAACTCATCACTCAAATAGCGTTCGCGTTCCTGCTTGTAGAGCATGAGTACTGGCACTTCGCTCAGATCAAAATCAACATAGTTTAAATCGTCTAGTTCATCAAGAGCGCGCGCGAGCGGCTCTAGGTGCGGCAACATTGTTTCGGTCCAGAACACGCGAATCTCTTCTGCGGCATTTGAGAATGTGCGACCAGACGCATTGCCAATCACAGACTCGGGTACGCCGAACGCGGCGAGAATTTCCTCTTTCGTGATTTGGCGCATTTGAATGTATGCGGCATCGCGAGGCGAGGACGAGACATCTACATACTCCGCGCCATCGTCGGCGGCGAGCACGGTAGTTTGCCCGACCCTGCCAAGATTGCCACGGAATCTATTTCTGAGTTCGTCTTTATCGTCTTCATTGATCTCGCCTTTTACAACAAGAATTCCACCTGGGCGCCCATCGTTCATCAGGAAGTTTCGATTGTAGATTTTGGCGAAGTTTTCAATTTCAATAGCAATGCCAGCCGCCTCCATCGGGGTCATTGAGAGATATGGATCAAGCGGATGTGGTCGTCGAACCCAAACGACATCGTCAGCTTTCATTTTAATGGATTGCCCATAAGGCAGAACCACTTCATATCCAGACACAAATTTCTTTACATCGGGGATCGGTGATGTGGACTGTGGCGGGAGGAGGTTGAGGCCAACGATACCTCCATCCCTGCCGCGTACTTTTTCAATGAAAACACCCCTAGTTCCTAATAGCAATTGTGCTGAGAGTCTGTAGCGAAAGATGAATGCATTTTCGCCAATGTTTGACTTAGTGTTAAGCACTTCAAGCAACGAAGACTTTGCCATTTTCTTGCTTGACAGTATTTCGCCGCTGGGCGAGTTGTCTTTGCGAAGAATTATCGGCAGTCGAGCCTGATTCCCAGCGATCACATCAATGCATCGCGCAACCCATGTGACGCGCTGCATGCCCTCTCGATATGCGCGCTCAATATCCCACGAATCTTTATAGGATTTGCCCGTGTAGTTTGGGTTTTGGGCGATCGGGGCACCCGGCCCGATCGCTGACTTAGTCGCGCCGCCGAAGAGTGCTTTATTGGTGCCAGAGTTCCAAGCCATTGTTTATTC